AATATCATTGGCGGTGAGTTTAATAGCTTTATTAGTAATATGTCTTCATCAACTAAAGAGCGAATGGTTAAAGACAATATTATAGGACAAACTAGAGAGTTCTTTAATAAATTAAATAGTGAGTTTGAAGATATCCGTTTTATGTATTTTTGGGGTATGGGGCCATGCCTTTTAAACTCTGAGATGCACCGGGTATATACTGATCGGTATAACGAAGATTATGCCGAAGATAGCTATAACGATTTCGATGCAATGTACGACCGCGAAGGGGATACTGAATATTTTTATCAGACTCCGCTTACGGAAATTACAATTAGAGTTGAATATTACTGGGAGAGAGTTTGTTCTTTAGGTTGCAGGCATAGAACTAAACGTTTCTATCTATTTAATATTCCTAAACTATTAGATTTCATTGGTTATTTAAAGGTAGGTATGCCGGTAAGAACTTTTGTTAAAGAGTTCATACCGGACTTCTTTTACGATCCTACAATCGCCCCTGTAAAGCGAGGACGCCCGAAAAAAGCTTCTCATAATTAATATATACTCGAGAGGTGGCGCCATGCGTCCATATACCGCCATCTCTATTTCGATAGCCCATATCGTTTAACTGATCCGCAATAGTCCTAAAGGTCATTCCTTTATGCTTCCGCATCGAGTACATGATCTTAAGTATTTCCGCTTCTTCTTTATTAGCTTCAAGTAGCCCGTTATCGTCTAGTTGCTGCCCGTATGGCACACGGCCCACGCGTTCGCCTCTAGCTTTCTTACGGGCTAGGGCTGCCTTAGTGCGCGTCGAGATCACAAGAGCCTCATACATCGCGAATAGATCCATTATGCCCCTAAGCAAGATGTTATGGGGCTCGTCGCCCTCCATCTCACCTATTGCAGAAACTAGTTTCGCTTTTTTCTTCTCTATGATACGCTCTATCATACCGATAATGTATGGGTCACGTGCTAAACGTTCCCGCTTATGGACTATTAGCACGTCATCCTTCTTCAGAAGGGAAAGAGCTTCCAGAAGCTTAGGACGCTCCTCTAGCTCCTTCCTTTTTCTATCTGTACCTGTAACAATATCAATGTATTCTTCGATCTGCCGCCCGCCTAGCTTCTTGATCCATTCCATGCAAGCATGACGTTGAGCGTCTAGACCTAAGCCTGAATCCTCTTGCTTGTCTGTCGAGACCCTAAGGTATATGAAATACCGCATCACTCAACCTTCTTTAACTGGCTAGAGTCGCTAATCATGCAACATTCTTTCATACGCAATACGGTCTTAACTTCTACCATATCGGTTTCTAAGCGTGTCATTCTATCCTCGATCTTTTCAATTCTCTTAGATAGATTGCTCCACACGAAACCCAAAACGGCGGTTATAAAAGCCGTTTGGAGCCCTATCAACCACATGATTGTCTGGGCAAATCTCCACGTGTTTTCATCCATAAAATTTTTCCTTTGATTTAATGTGTTGCTTATCTATTGTTCATGTTGTAACTTTTGGACTGCCTGCTTACATTTAGTTAGCATCCGGGCGCCCACTTCGTCAACGTCGATGATGGCGCGCGTGTCCATTAATCTAAGAAGGTCTGATATGACTACCAGCGACCGCCCTAAGTTGTATTTAATGGTTTCGACGCATTCGCGTTCATCCGTTTCAAGATACTTAGATTCTAGCGCCTTAGATTGTAGTTCATACGCACCTTTTAAAGATACAGCGTACGACCCCAAAGCGAATATATATTCTTCAAGCGTTTCAATGCTCTTTGTATCAATGAAATTCATCTACAAGCCTCCGGCAGTTCGATTTTTCGCACCTCAATTTCAACAACAAACCCCATAGCACGCATATGCTCTATCTCAATTTTAGTGAACGTTTTACGCCTCATTAATATAGCAAGTCCATAGGCGAACTTATTGACGGGATAAAATAAAGGTCGCGTCAATACGTCCGCATATGATACTTTGACCGTCGGCAATCCCTTATCTTCATAGTCAAGGTCGAGACCCTGCCATATCTTCTTGTAATCTTCTTTTGCCTTTTCTAGCTCTTGCTTGTTCATACAATCCCCTTAGTGTTTAGGTTGGTTAAGCCAACAAGATAACACACAGGCGCTTTATCTTGTTAGCTAAATGATTACTTACTGGAATTTTACTCAAATTCCAGCCGGTTAGTGATTCCAAAATACATGCATGCCGTCATCAAGTTCTATAGTGAATATGTCGCTGTTTAAGTCCATATCACGCCCCATAGCATCCCAATTGATGTAATATTGAAGGTGCTTAGGAATTTCGTGCCCGCATTCATGCGTTATATATTCGGCATACTCCCCAAGGTCTTTATGAGTTCCTTGATAATTGTTATCAAGAAATTCTTTTGCTTCTTCAATGCTTGTTCCTGATCCCAAATGTGCCACTAACTCTAAGATTAATTCGCCGTTATCCTCACTTTCAAGCATGTTCGCAATGTTACAAACTTCTTCTAGGCTACTTCTTTCTTCAACGCGATAAGAGCCGAAACCCTCATAATCGTGAATGTCCCATTCTTCCGCTATTTCGCCGTATTCCTTTGTAACCGGCGAATCTTTTAACATTGTGTTAACCTCTTGCAAAACATCGTCATAGTCTTGCGCTGCATTGATCCAACGCCCATGTAACCAACCATTATTATATGCAGCTAAACAAGCAACGTATACGCGCGCCATAATGATACCTTTAGTTTAATAGTTTAGTTTTGTGTCTTGCGAATTAATCGCAAGTCGCTAACCCTTATAAACTAAGAGGTAAAGTTTGCTATTAATCCGGCATTAAGTCCTTAGGTGAAACGCCTAAAGCCCTAGCGATATAAACTATCTTTTCTAATCCTACGCTTCTATGTCCTCTCTCTACTGAGCTTATATAAGTCGGGTGCAAGTGCGCTAATTCGGCTAATTGCTCTTGAGACAATTCGGCCTGATAGCGCAACATGCGCACCGTTAACCCAAAGGTTTTCTTTATAGATTGTTTTTTAAACTCTTTAGTCATATGATTAGCGTATCCATGACTAAAGAATTAAAACATAGACTATACGCTATGAAATGATACGATTGACTAAGTCCCCTTTGCTTGCGTATTTCCTTTGTAAAGCTTTAAGGTCGCATACTACACTACCTAGCTTGCACCATTGACCAAAAAAGTAAGACTCGTTTTCCGTCCTTCCGGCGCTCTTTTCTTCAAGATAGCGCGATTCAAGCGCTACTAACTCCTTGCGGTATTGCTTAATCAACATTCTTAAATCTTCCTTCATAGAGAGTATATCCTTAGATGTGTGTAGTTATGCTTATATTCACTAGCGAACTCTAGAGCCTCGCGCCACCCTTTGAAGGTGTAGCGCGATACTTGAGCGTTTAGGGTGTATTCAACTATGCACATAATTCCACCCCCTATAGTGCTGACGGTCGAACGCTTCAATACCGGCAATCTCTAACACACCATAGAGGCGTTTAGACACACCCGGAAGGCGCGCAATTGATCCGTTAGGGTTAATCCTAAAGCTTCCAGTTTTCTTGCATGGACGCGTTTGTAGTAAATCTTTCTTATCTTGAGACCAAGGCCCGGTAAACTCATAGACCGTCCCGGTGATAGCGCCGTCCTTATTTTCTTTCCCTATTTGCAATATGTATTTGTAGTTAGAAGAATAGCGGTCAAATTCGTCGAGTTTTTCAACTTGATCTAATACGCAATTAGCGCGTGCACTACATGAATAGCCCATTATTCACCCCCTTCAATCAAAACTAGATCATAAAGAGGTTGAAAGTTAGAATCAGCACTTATGCGAATAGTTGTATCGCAAATATCATCACAATACACTAGATCTATAGCTTTAGGCTTTAGATAGCCCTCGTCAATCATGCGCTCGATAATTTCGTTATTCTCAAAGCTGGTAGGTATCTCAACAATTCCAGCCTTATGCCAATCGTTAGTGTCCCAGCCACCTTCTTCATCTGTAGCCCACGCGTCTATAGCGTATACTTGATATTTCATATAGCCTCTTAGTTTAGTTGTTTGTGTATCCAACCGCTTCAACGTACTTGCTTTTCTCTATGCCTCTTTGCGCTAGGCGCTCCGCATGATTATTCAACTTTCCAGTTAACCGCGCTTGAATGGTGATAACCATAACAGACAACACAAATTCCAGTCAATAGGTTTCTGAAATTTCAGTTAAAATTGTGCATTCTCTCTAGGGAAACCGTCCGATTTTAAAATAAATAGGCGAATATGTTAGGATAAAGGTATAATCAAGCTTGACTAATGGCAATCCCGCGCCTAGCGGGCTAGCCTAATAGCTAACTAGTAAACAAGTGAATCACGCGCAAGATAACATGGGATTTCCTAAAGGTGATAAACGTATAGGCGATAAAGCGCGCCAACCTTCCAACGGGGTTAAGATAGCTAGTGAGCTAATAGCGGAAGCGCTACGCAAAACTAGAGGCAATATAGCGCGCGCTGCTGATAAGATAGGGATTACTCGTACTACCTTACACTCACGCATAAATAGAGAGCCTGAGTTGAAACAGATTGTAGATGACTCTAGAGAGCGTTTTCTTGACGATCTCGAGGATGTCTTTCAGAACAAAGCTCTTTCTGGTGACACTGTAAGCGGGTTGTTCTTACTCAAGACTATAGGAAGAAAGCGCGGATACGATCAAGACCGTGATGTTATGGTTGAGAGCGCAACTAAGGGCGCTTTAGACTTCATATTCAACCGCACAAAGAATCCTGCTGAGTCTTAGAGATACGCTAGCGCAATGCTAGCGCCTTCACACACTATCCACAACACGCTACACAACACGCAATAGTTGAACGCTTAACATTCGGTAGCGTTCAAGCATACATATATCAAAGATATCATACTACGCGCAGGCGCATGACGCACGCACGCGCGGTTAGTCGGGGGACTCTACCCGAAAGCCGAGACCCCGGCACTCCTTAATCGAACCGGTACTATGTTTATTTCATCCCAGATCACTTTCTCCCACTTAAATAATATTTTAGTTCAGAATCGTATAATTCATCTCTGAAACGAGATATTAAGGATTACTTACTACCTGAAATTTTTTTTGATGGGTATTTGGTATAATGGTTAATGGATTGCGCAAACCGACGGAGGGTTATGTCTTTAGAGAAAGCTATCAAGTATGGGAAGGAGTGGCGTAAGCAGTATAGGGATTCGCGGTTGTTCTCATGGGGATGTCGGAATCATGGATCGTGCAAGTGTTGTGAGGGTAATCGCTTGTATGCGTCTAAGAAGCGTTTGATGAAGGCTATGTATGACGAAAAAGAAGTATTACAAGAAGTCGCATAGAGATTGTCCTTGCTGTGGATGGCAGGGGCATGTGCGTAATAATTCGAGAAAATGGCTCTCCCATAAGCGGGGAGCCTATCTACCAATTTCCTACCAATATCTACTGAATTAGTAGAAAGAAAAAAGGCCACCCTCTTTCGAGAGTGACCCCAACACAAAACTAAGGATATCAATGAACAACTTCAAGGTATCTTTTTCAAATTTTTTTGTCTAGACTTTTCACAGAAAATTATTTCGATATCCAGTTGATTTTTTCTTGACTGTGCCTTAAATTTTCAGTTATACATCTAGTTAATAAATGAGGTACTGTTATGGCGCGTATGCAGATAACGATCAATAGAAAGTCCGAGGATGTTTTCGAGTTCTCGTTCTATAAGAATTCCCCAGCCGGCGATATTGCGGAGGAGCGTGCGGAGATTGTGCGATTGATGGATGAGGCTACTGATGCGTTGATGCGTCAATCGCAGAAGATAGACAGCATGCAGTTGAATTCATCTTCGCAGGTTTATCGCATAACGATTAAGGCTGGGGGTTTAGATGCGTAAGGTAAGGGTTAAGAAGTTGCGCAAGATGTTTAGAGTTCTCTCGATCGGTAAAGACGAAGTAGAGAGGAATCATTGGCGCAGGTTTAAGAAAATGATGAAAGGGGAGAAGGTCTAATGTATTTAGTATTGATTCCAGTGCAGAAGCTTAATGGTGCTCGAAGTAATTATTATGAAGCTAACTATATGGCAGATCCAGTTGATGTGTGTAGAGCGCTCGGAGGGGGTGCTATAGTTTACAAGTTAGATGCGTTAACAGAGATTATAGACATTGAAATTACTTGTAGCGAGAAGGTGATAAATGCAAAGCGAACGTAGTCTTATTTATCGACCAAACTATCAAGACTATAGATTTAGTTTCATTCCAGAGTTCGAGGCATACGGCTGAAAGTTTACGCAGGGTACTGCGATATTGAATGATGCGTGGGTGATTAACCTTAGGACGCCGGGCCGTAAGTACAAGATCCGTAGAGATAGGTATGTGGGTCAGCATAAGTCTGTTCGCTTCCGTAGATATGAACAACTGCCTTGTGTGCCACTAGATAGTTATGCAGATCCCGGCTCTGATCCTGTCAACTATGAAGAGCTTAACCTGCTCTATAGTAATGCTAAGAAGTCTTGGGATGCAAGGTCTACATATTTAGGCACTCTGAGGGAGATGCAGAGGGAGTATAACGTTAGAAAGTCTAAAGAATTATGGGAATCCCCATGCGATGGGGTTTATAAGTTTAATACAATCAAAAGAAGGAAGAAAGAAATGTTTAATGAAGACGAAGTTAGTTTCATTGAAGAAACTGCAAATAGAGATTTGAAGGCTCTTAATCACAAGATTGAGCAGATGGTTAATGAGATGGCGCGCATGGGTAAGCAGTTGAGCGACCTGAAGGTTGTGGAGTCTAAGTTGACTTCGATTCTTAGAGCGATCGAAGAAGAAAAAGAAGATGATCGCTGCCGCGGGGCCTGCTAATGAATATTTTTAAAGGCACTCTTAGGTATTTAGAGCACCTAGGGCGCATGCGTAAGTTTTCGCATGATGAGCCAGTATTGGATCCTCGGCGCATGGTCAACCGCACGCTTTATGGCACTGATTATCATCCTGAAGATGTAGCTTTTCAGCTTACCAAGGCTTTAAAGCATTTTCATACTGAGATGAATGGAGTTTCTATTCAAGAGTATGGCAAATGCCTAGCTGATGAGATGGTTCACGGCTTCGGCATCTTGGAGCATGCATGGGTAGATGGTCGGTTAACAGTTAAGGCAGTTCGCCCGGAGAACTATATTGGATAACGTTAATCATCCTTCGCACTATCAAGGTAAGAACGGCATAGAGAGTATTAATGTCATTGAAGGGTTCGATCTCGGATTCCATCTTGGTAATGCCCTTAAGTACATACTAAGGGCTGGCAAGAAGGGCGATCGCGTTGAGGACATCCGCAAGGCGATATGGTATCTCAATCGAGAGATTGCAAGGCATGAGAAGTGGGAAGACCCAGTAGTGCCATAAGGGTTCATGGTGCAGCGGCTAGCATACCTCCCTGTCACGGAGGAGGCGACAGTTCGATTCTGTCTGATCCCGACGGACTCGTAGCTCAGTCGGTAGAGCAGCGGATTGTTAATCCGCAGCGCGTAGGTTCAAGTCCTGCCGAGTCCTAACGTGCCGTAGCTCAATAGGTTAGAGCGGCACTCTTATAAGGTGCAGGTCGGTGGTTCAATTCCACCCGGCACGAAACGAGTCGGTTACAAAATGAAACCTAGTGAGGTAGTATGTTCAATAGGAAGAAAGAGAAAGAGAGATTAGAGAGAGAGAAACTTATGCGTTTAGAGTTAAACGCGTTTCACGGTACTGTGAGGGCTGCCGAGAAACAGAGCCATGAAGCAGTTCAACTTCTTAAGGAGCTTAAGTATAAGATTAATGAAGATATGAGGGAAGAGCTAGATACTACTCAGAGAAAGTATATAGCTCTGTTGGAAGCAAAACTCATTCAATTCGATCAAGAAGCTGTTAAGATAAAAGCAGAGAAGGACGCTCAATATCAGCGCCTTCATAATTACTTCTATTCAGGTGCTCGTCCTTAGCTTATAGAGGTGTTCAATAGCGTCGCATAGAATCTTGGACTTTTCAGGCTTTCCTGAGCGTTTCATCTCTTCTAAGCATAGCTCGTTGAACATCTTCCAATGCTCTTCACTTAGGTACATTGTCACCTTAACCTTTTCCTGTTTAGGTGTGTTTACTTCTTGCGGTTTTGATGTATCTACGTTTTGCGGTATTGCCTCGTAGTCCATTAACTTCATCTTCTTTTTGATGCTTTCTTTAGCTTGTTCTATACTCGACATTTTACTTCCTCCACTAGTTCACGATAGGCTTCTGCGCCTTTAGAATCAGGGGCATAATCGAAGATCGACTTGCCGTTCTTTTGTGCTTCATCCAGCTTAATGTTTTGCGGTATTACGGTATTTAGTAACTTAGGGCCAAAGATTTCATGCAGCGCGGTGTTTACTTCCTTAGCTGCGTTTGCCCTTAGGTCGTGAAATGTTACCAGAACGCCTGTGATCTCTATACGGTGTTTTTGTACCCAGCCAATCTTTTCGTTAATGTAGTTGACGGTTTCAATGAAGCTATTGACGCCCTCCAAGGCGAAATAGCGTAATTGAACCGGCAGAATGATCTCTTTAGCTGCGATAAATGAGTTGATCGTCAGGTTGCCGAAGTTAGGTGGGCAGTCAATGATGATGTAGTCATGCTGCTCATTTTCGATCTTATTCTTTAGGCGAAACTCTTTTGCGCCCATAGAGGATAACTTCATATCTGCAATCGCTAGAGATAAATCAGCTGGAATGATATCAAGATTTGGAATGTAGGTAGGTTGCCTTACATCACCAACTGATACCGATTCATTACATAGAAGGTCTGAGATTGTGAGCTTGGATTCTGTGCTTATTCCAAGCCCTTTAGAGGTATTTCCTTGAGGGTCGATATCTACCAGCAATACTTTATTACCGCAATACGCTAAACCGGCAGCAAGGTTAATGGCCGTTGTAGACTTACCTACACCGCCTTTTTGATTTGAGATCGCTATAATTCGCATACATACTCCTTGTTGTGTACACGTTATAGCGTTTTACGGTATTACTGTAAAGAAGTTCCTAATTGTCGCTCACAAAGCTTCCTGAGATACTCGTTAACTGTCTGATTCTCATCATATTCTTCATGGAAGTGATCGCGCATAGCAAGCGCGCGCCAATCTGTTTCTTCAGGCGCCCATTGACCTTCAAGGCCATAGCATGAGCAGTGTGACGCGTTAACTTCATAGAGGACGCCTCCATGCTCGAAAAGAACAAAGGATTGCCCACAGTAGTCTCCAGCGCCATACCATGCGATATAGACTGTACTTTCATTCAAGGTCTTTAGGATATGCTCGTAATCCTCTTTATCTTGATAGTTAGAGTATTCTTTAGCTACATCTTCATTAGATTTAAATTCTGCTACGTACATATTAATCCTTATCAAAGTTAAAAGAGTTAATTAGATCTTGGATAGCTTTATATTCTTCTTCATATTGAGTATTTAGAATTATATTAGAGTTTTTACCATTAAGATAATCAATATTAGCCTGATTCAATGTATTTAGATTTTCTAAAAACTCTTTTAAGGTTTTTTTCACTATTAATCCTTATATGGGTCTATTTCGTTTTCTGAGGCCATACAAACGCCTATCGGCTTAAGTCGGTGTATTGCCTTGACCGTCTCGCGATGTGCGAATAGAACTTGTTCTATGCGTTTATAGCAATGCGGGGATTCATCCACACCAGCCCCCCGGAGTTCGACATCGAAACGTTTAACCCAATCTTCCATGTCGTTCTGGGATACCAACCCAGCTCTAATAATTTCGCCTGTCTTACGATTACGCTTTCCTTTAGCCTGGGCGCGACCCATAATCCGGCCGGCGCCGTGGATGGTCGAATACATAGAATCTTTGGATTCGTCGCTATCCACTCCTTCAAGGATGAATGAGTAATCACCCATAGACCCGCCAACAAAGCTTTTTTCGCCGGGAAAATTAGGCGTTGCGCCCTTTCTAACGACCCATAAGTCTTTCCCAAAATGAGACTCCCTCCATGCAAAATTATGGTGATTGTGTACTTCTTCCAGAATGTCGGCTCGTAGTATCTGCGCAACACGCGCACACACCCAATCACGCCCTGCGTAAGCGTACCTACCAGCCATTTCCATACATTTGAGGTACTGTTCTCCGAGGTCGGAAGTTTCGTCCAAGACAACTGGTTTTGCGTGAATACCATCCTTCCCCCCCGCTTTTTCTATAAAATGTGTGGCTATGGAGTGTCCCAATCCGCGGCTCCCAAAATGTACCCCAATCCACACGCGATCAAGATCGTCAACAAAAATATCAACATAATGGTTACCGGAACCAACAGTGCCAAGCTGCTCAATAGCTTTAGACCTAAGATTCCTAAGCAAATCAAGCTCAGTCCATAAAGGATCATCAAAAAGATTGTGCTCGACTCGTTCATTATTTTTCCTCCCTACTCCGAAGCTGATGTGCTTCTGGACTTCGTTCATACTTCGATAGATGTTAGCCCGTACTTGATTAGAATCAGCGTTAACCCGTACAGCCTTATTGCCACATGCAATGTCAAAGCCAACGCCATTAACACAGATACGCCCTTCATAAGCGATAACGCCACCAATAGGCACGCTATATCCAATATGGTGATCAGCCATAAGGGCTCCGCAATAAGCTTCATGCTTCAAGGCCTCCTGCATTTGTAGAATTGTTTCGGCGTCAGGGTCACCCCATACCGGAAGATTATTTAGTCTTTGCATCTTTCTTCCACTCCTTAGCCAATTCAGGCTTGCAGATAACGAAAGTTGCATCTAACTCTTTAGCCCATTGCATATCTACTTTCCAATGTTCGTGGCAATACTTCTTAACAAGATTTTGGAACTCCTTCAAAGGTACGGCTCCCCTGAATACAACATAACCCTCGTCATGTATCTCTAAGCACCATGTAGACATATTGCCTCCTATTCTAGTGGTTAGTTCACAAGGTAGCACACACAAAATTCAGTAATCAAGAAAAATATTGCTTGTCGTAAATTAAAGCGATTTTCTATATCTTAAGTTACAGGATGTTTAACTGGAATTCCTGTAAATAATCGGGTGATAAGTCTAGATGGACACACCTAATGTAACAATTTGAGGTATATAATGAGTGATCAACAGGATCATCTTTTGAAGATCGTTTTAAATAACGGTCAATTAATTGGTTTATATTGCGATGAAATGTCGTTAGCTGAGTTAGTGTCACACCCTAAGTTCTTTAAGATGAACGATAAAGTGAATGATATCTATGTGTCCGTTGATGAGATCGCCGCCTTTGAGATTGCAAGCAATCGAAAGGAACCGCCTAAACCAATGGAGAGTAATGGTGAAAACCAAGGAACAGATAAAAGCCCGGAACAAGCTTAGTTGTGAGAATTGCGGCATTAAGGACGAGTTAGAGTTCTTCGAGCACGTACTTGGGGGAATTAGATTGTGTCAAGACTGTGCCGATCTGCCCGTTAGAAAAGTGCGTAAACGAGGACTTAATTGGGTTAAGGTCAAAGGGGAGTACTTTCCCCCTGACTTCCCTGTAGCAAATAGTGTGGAATAGGATGGATCTTCAAGAGAGCAAAGCTGTAGAACTGTTATCGAACAAACTTTGGCGTCTGTCTAATCTTTATTACATTAAGGATAAGACAGGCGACAAAGTGTTGTTCAAACCTAACTGGGCACAGTTAGAGCTTATGAAACCGCATTATCTTAATATTATATTAAAGGCCCGACAGTTAGGCGTGACGACGTTTCACGCCTTACTTTTTCTAGACACGTGCCTATTCAATCACAATATCAATGCTGCGATCATAGCAGATAATAAGCCTAATGCAAAAGAAATTTTTATTGATAAGGTCAAGTTTGCGTATGACTGTCTACCTGATTGGCTTAAGCAGATGGCGCCCGCAAAGAGAGATAACGTAAATGAATTGCGATTCGAGAATGGATCGGTATTCCGTGTGGGTACGTCACTTAGATCGGGAACCCTCCAGCTGCTTCACGTCACTGAGTTTGCTAAAATTTGTGTCGAGAATCCAAGAAAGGCCAACGAGATTATTTCAGGTGCTCTCAACACTATTCAGGCTGGTCAATTTTGCTGCATTGAAAGCACTGCACGAGGTAGGGGTGGCGCTTTCTACACCATGTGCAAAAAGGCAATGGATCAGCAAGAATCAGGCGTTGAGCTCAGTAAACTCGATTGGAAGTTTTGGTTCTTTAGTTGGTGGAAACATCCTGAATATACATTGGATTCCAAGGGAGTCGTATTCACCAAAGAGCAAAACGAATATTTCGAGAAAATCGAAGCCGAGATTGGCCAGAAATTAACCATAGAGCAGAGAGCGTGGTACGTAAAGAAAGCGGAGACGCAAGGGGAGTATATGACTAGAGAGTATCCTAGTACGCCGGAAGAGTCTTTCCTTAGTGCTAATGAAGGTCTTTACTGGGGTCAACAGATGGCAAAGGCGCGTATCGAACGCCGTATCTGTCATCTACCTTATGATGAGCATGCGCTTACGTTTAGCAGCTGGGATATCGGGATAGGGGATAGTACCGCAATTTGGGTGTGGCAGCTCGTAGGGAAAGAGATACACTTTTTAAATTATTACGAGAACAGCGATGAGTCGCTTCCTCATTACGTTAACTGGATAAAGAAGTTGCCATATGTCTTTGAAAAACATTACATGCCTCACGATGCTGCCTCCAGATCTCAAGCAACCGGAAAATCTTACGCTGATGTTGCTAGGGGACTTGGCCTTAAGGTCGACATTATACCTCTCGACCCCAACGAGATGTTTGGAATTGAAGCAGTACGGAATGCTTTCCCTCGATTCTGGTTCGATCAATCCAAGTGCGAAAAAGGCCTTAAAGCCGTCGATGCATTCAAGAAAGAATGGAACGAGAAACATGGATGTTATCGAGAAAAGAGCTTGCATGATTGGGCATCGCATGGTGCTAAAGCACTTATATATGGAGTACAGGCAATCGACAAGATGCAGATAGGCAGGGGCTTATCAGCTGAAGAGTGGCGTCAACTAAGGAGGAGCGTGTAATGGGAGCAACAATAGAGGAGTGGCCCGAGGATGTTAAACCTAATTCAAAACCTGATAGGGCGTGCAAGAATTGCAGGCACTTCTGTCCGTACGTATATGAATTCGATGAAGATGTGGATAGTGATCTCATGGTGTCTGACTATGGAGAGTGTCGAAGGTTTCCTCCGAAACTTGTTCCGGCAGAAGAGCATGGGTTCCCGGTAGTCGAAGATACGATGTGGTGTGGTGAATTCGACATTTAAACTGAAATTTTAGATAATAAGGGAGAAGAGGATTAACAGGATTTCGACTGAAATTCCAGTTGATTCTTATAACGTTCATCCAGTGGATGCATGACTTATACTCCCCAGTCGAACGATAAAGTTTTCAAGTTTAACCAATTCTTCTACGACGCCTATCGTACGTGGGGGTTGTACTATGCTGCTGCCTATCGCGACTTGCGAATGTACGCCGGCGATCAATGGACGCAGGTAGAAAAAACTTCGCTTGAGCAGCAAAAGAGGATGGTTCTTCAGCTTAACAAAGTTAGGCGAGTAGTTAATCTTTATAGCGGGTATGAGCGTGAAAACCGTCTTAGTACAGTCTGTGCTCCAGTCGAGGATTCTGATGAGGATACAGCTGATCTCCTCTCTGACGTTATGTTGTATGTCTATGATAAAGGCGATGCACATCATGTCATCTCCGAAGCTTTTGAGCATACGCTTAAAACAGGTTTGTCGATTGTCGGAATATACATTGACTACAGCAAAGACAAGGTTAACGGGGATATCAAGTTTTACTGGAAGCCCTTTAACGCCCTTATGCTTGACCCTTATTTTACTAAGCGAGACTTATCAGATTGCGATCAAGCAAGCACTAGGGACTTACTAAGCCGAGAACAAGTTAAATCTATGATGCCGTGGATCGATCCTTCGATCATAGATAATATCCCTACAGGTATCCGTGATAATAAATATCAATATCTTGGCATATATCGTCAATACAATTCAACTTACATAGCAAGAAATCTCCTTACCTATGATCAGCATTGGGTAAGGATTAACAAGCCTCAAAAGTATCTAGTCGATCTAGATACAGGCGTCACGCAGGAATGGAATGGCACGAAGGAAGAAGAAGAAAAGATTCGCGAAGCAATTGCGCAAAACGAAAACGTCCAAATCATCAACTCATACAAGCGAACTATCGAACTCAACATCATCGTTGGTGGGCGCCTTCTGTATAGTGGTCCTGACCCTACCGGCCTTGACACTTTTCCTTTTGTCGCACTCATAGCATATTTTGAGCCACTCCTAGACACGATAGAGCTCAAGATACAGGGCTTAGTCAGATCCATCTATGATGCGCAACGTCAGTACAACCGTCGCCACAGCCAGATCATCGACCTTATGGAATCGGTAATTAATACTGGTTGGATCTCTAAGAACGGCGCTGTAGTTGACCCTACAATGCTTTTACAATCAGGCCAATCAAGGAACGTAGTACTTAATGATGGATTCGACGTCAACGCAGATATTAGAGAAATCAACGCACCTCAAGTGCCTCCAGGATACCTCCAGTACCAAGACATCATCGACAAGAACATCATGGAGATCCCGGGTGGATCAGAAGAACTCCTCGGAATATCATCTACTGGCGACAGTCAAGTTTCTGGAAGGCTCGCGGAAGTACGTGCTAGTAACGGACTTAAAGGTAATCGTGGTCTCTATGACAACTTGGAACAAACCCTTAAATGGCTCGGTCAAATTGTTTTAAAGGCTATTCAGATCAATTTCACACCGGGGAAGGTCTGGCGTATAACCAAGCGTGATCCTACGCCAGAATTCTTCAGCGGTGAATTCGGTCAATATGAC